AACGTGGGTTCTCCAACGCAGGGGCGGCGCAACGGACTGCCGACGCTCGAAACCAAGGGGTGAATTGGAAGGATGCAAATCCAACCTACACCTCCTCCCACTTCCCTGACATCCCAAACTACGTCGCCCACATGCGCCTTGATGAGCGGACACTGGGTGATGGGACGAGAACGCTGCACTCAGCGGAGTATCAGTCTGACAGGCATCAGGAGGGCCGGAAAAAGGGGTATGCTGGAGAACTCCCAACAGGATACACGGTGGAACCTTTTCTTTATTCTGACGGGAGGGATAGCGGTGAGTGGGTGGTAAGAGACTCAGAGGGGAACTTTGATGGAACCCACCCAACTAAAGAGGCGGCAATTCGCAACAGAATAAAACAACTTGGAGGCGTGGCAGACGCACCATTCCGCACCACTTGGCCTTTACAACTATTCAAACGTCAACTGCGCGATGCTGTCGAAGGCGGATTTGACTCAGTTAGCTGGGATACGGGGGATACGCAGAACGATCGTTTTGATCTGAGCAAGAGCGTTGATAAGATTTCAGTCCCGATGGTGAATGCAGAATCCCGATCTGTCAGAATTGATGAGAAGGGTGGATCATCATTTAAGCTGATGGTTCGTAACGATGGCACGGTTGAGGGGCAGATGTCTGCTAGTCAGTTCACAGGAAAAAAGCTGGACGAAGTAATAGGGAAAGACATGGCTGATAAGATCATGGCTGCAACAGCACCTGTAGACTTTGAGGGTAATGACCTAAAAGTAGGTGGTTCCGGTATGCGTGGCTTCTACGACACCATGATGCCCAAGGATATCGGGAAGTATGTAAGCAAGTTTAAGGGTAAGGTTGAGAAGGCTGGACTTGACACTCTGGGGGGGGAAGATGTCGGGAGAAACGGAGCGAATGGGAAATACTATCTTTTCGATAGCAAAGGAAAACCTTTGGATAAGGAGTATGACACCTATGAAGAGGCAAAGGCAGCAGGAGAAACACCCATCTGGCGCGTCAAGATCACTCCAGAGATGCTGAACCTGTCGCAGACCGGACAGACGAGGTTTATGCCTGAAGGCTACAAGTCACATCACGATGAGACATTGCTAAACAGTGCGTGGAATGGAAAAGAACTAGATTTAAAAAGACCTTTCAAGGCGGGCGACTCTCTTCCATCTCTGGCGATGAGGACTAAATGGGAAGAGAAACCGCTAGTAAACAAAGACGCTTTTGATTTCACTAGAAAGGCAAGAGTCATATTCGGGAAGAACAAGAATGGTGATGACGTAATGATCAAGTTTGACCCGAATCTTTTAAATGCTCCAAGTATTGTTGACTTTACTGATGTATATATGGGCGAGCAGATACAATACACGATTGCGGATCGCATGTCTTCTGTTGACGGGGATATGGGTGGTCCGTTGCATCCATTCCTCAAAAACAACGACATTGTAATAGAAGGTCCAGACGGTCGAAAATATGTAGTTGGGTGGGGGAATAACTCTGCGACCGTTGGGACGAAGATGAGAAAGAAGGCAAAGGATGGGGCTGGAGTCCTAATGGTGTATTTGATGGGCAATGATGCACACCAGTCCAATACTAGAACAGTAAGGCTTTTTGATACTCAACTTGAAAACTCATCTATGCCTAGTCACATGGCTGGGATTGCAAGGGCATATTCATATATCGCCATTAAAGAAATCAAGCACCAATCGGCACTTAAAGAAGTCGAAAGAATTAATGGTCTAATCCAAAAAGCAAAAGAATCCAAAAAAGGACCAGACTACATTGACAACTTGAAAAGCGCGAAAAGCGCAGCAATCAAGGAATCACAAAAAATCAAAGTATCCGCATACGATAACGAGCTTTCTGGAATTTTTCGTAAAGTAAAATCATCACAAACAAGACTAAATAACGGGCTTGGAAAGCAATCAACTGTTGATGCGAATATTAAAGAGTTATCCGACTTTGCTACGTCAGCAAAAGGCAAGAGGCTTATTGGGGAAATACCATCAAAGTTCATCTATGAGATGACTAAAACATTTGATGGAAGGAAATCTGCCGTATCTCAAATTTCTAACTTGAGACTGTATGACTTTGACGGCCCTGCTTTGTCTGCGGCAACCGCAGACATGGAAGCTGGAGACAAGAACGCAGTTGTGACGGCAATAGACCTCTCAAATGATCAGGACTTCTTCATGCTATATATGGGAAATGACCCGAAACAGATGGGCGCAATGACAGCGTCAGAAAAAGCTGCCGCAGCAAAACTGAAACAAAACATCAATTTTGTTATTCACGAAGCATACGATACATTAATTTTAAGCCCATTAGATGGACGCAGGAAATTGAACTCCAGAATGGAGAACGCACTTGACGCAGTGCCAGACAGCTTCCAAGATGTCCTTGACGACAGACCAAGCGTTAAGGCTCAAGTTGGCAAAACAAACGCAAAAGGAAACCTAATTCTTTCAGAGGACAACCTTCTCAATACAGTAAGGGACCAGCAGTCAGTGCCACTCATCTACAACCCCAAAAAATGAAACCAAGCGACTACATTCTTACGTTGGAAAAAGATCGCGTAAACAAATTCGAAAAAATGGGATTTGCTGTTTATGCAGTTGGCGACGGAACCTACTATGCTGTTGACGCAGATGCCCCGAAAGAGTCGCATGATCTTGCTGTGTCAGCAATCGAGGGATATTCCGACGCGATTGATGATGTTCGCGGCTTTAAATTGCCAGAGCAAAAAGATGAGCAGCCTCCAGTTTACAAGGGCAACGCATCAAGTATTGCAAGTGCATTAAATTTAAGGTAAGAAACAACAAGTGAGCGAACAAGACCCCAATGAGAAGCTGAAAGCTGAGTATGTTGACGAACGAGAAGACAAGTCAGCTTGGTTTCTTGAGGTTAAGGAACGTGCAAAGCTATCTCCGGGCAACTGTGTCGAACACTATGCCCCAAACAAGGCCGCAATGGCCCTGTGGCTGGCCGCACAAGGCGCGAGGATAACCGACATCCAGAAGAAGACAGGACTCGGCAGAGAGACGATCAGGGGCCTACAATGGCGTCATAACGATACGCTGGAAACAAAGCGCAAGGAGTTCTCGATGAGATACGCAATTGCGGCGCAAGATTACACCGATTTGCTATTTGAGCGTTCCCAACAACTGTTTGATAATCCAGAAGAGCTTGCAAAGATCAGTCCCGATAAGCTGGCCGTCACGGTTGGTATTCTTACCGACAAGGCAGCGCAACTTACTGGCATGGCTACTACCGTGGTTGAGCACCGAAAGGGAGCGAGTCTGGATGATGCGGCGAAAATGATCTTTGATGCAAAAGCTCGTATTGCCAGCAAGATCAAGAGTGACGCCATTGATGTTGAAATCATTAATGAATAAGTAAGATGAACTTAAAAACGATAGACAAGAGAATTAAAGACCTTATGATTTTAACAGGTCAAGAGGAGGAGATAATGCTTTATCGGTGGACAGGTAATGACATCGAATGCAAATGGAAACTCCATATTGGAAATCCATCTCAATGCGTTTGTTTGGGTGAAGTTGATGGGATATTGGTATTTGAGGGCGATTCAATCAAGAACGTATTGGGCCAAGCTGAGGCGCATTTTCGGCAAAGCAAATAACTAATGACCAAAGAGGATGCAATTAAAGAAAACATTATCAAATGATGATTTGGCGTAAACACGCGATTCTTACTCCTCCAACTGATGAGGAAATGGTTGCTATGGCTCCAAATGAGCTTATCGACCTGCATTCTATTTACCATGAGGCTATCGAGAATGCCGAGAAAGATCCATATCACTATGGGTTCAGGCTCCCGCACTGGAGCAAAGCTGAAGAGCAGCTGAAAGAAGTTAATGAAATTCTTGCACTAGGTGGAAATCGCAGCGGAAAGACGCAGTGGGGAGCATTCTCAGTAGTCCGTGCTGCTATCGAAAACCCAAAGTCTGAAATCTTTTGTTTCGCGCAGACATCTGAGGTGAGCATCCGTCAGCAACAAAGTGCCGTTTGGGACTGGCTTCCCGAGAACCTGAAGACAAAGCAAACGAGCGCAAATACCTATATCTCTTACAAGAAGAAGACTGGATTTACCGACTCTTCATTGATTCTTCCGAATGGGTCACAAATCATTTTCAAGACGTACTCTCAGTATCAGAACAACCCCACTATCCTTGAAGGTGCGGAGCTTGGATCTAGGAATCCAGTGTGGCATAACGTAGGAGTTTGGTTGGATGAATACCTTTTAGGACCAGAGTTGATTAACACGCTAAGGTTCCGTCTTGCCACAAGAAATGCGAAGATGCTGGTGACGTTCACGCCCATTGATGGTTGGACGGAGGTAATTAAGGAGTATCTTGATGGAGCCACCACCATTGAGTCTCGTCCTGCGGAACTACTTAACGGTGAGCTAGTT